CAGGGCGCGAAGAAAATACTTCGTTTTATAAAAAGGAGATAAGTCCGATGGCTTTCCAAGTTTCTCCCGGCGTAAATGTAAGTGAGATCGATCTCACAACGATTATTCCGGCTGTATCTACGTCTACGGGTGCGATTGCAGGCCATTTTCGCTGGGGTCCTGTAAACAAGCGCGTCCTTGTTGACTCAGAAGATACGCTGGTTAAGAATTTCTATCAGCCAAACACGAACACAGCCGCAGACTTCTTTACAGCTGCGAACTTCCTTGCGTATGGCAATTCGCTGTATGTCGTTCGTGTTGTTAAGGCTAATACTTCTACCACAGATTCTGGTGCTGCTCGCAACGCTATTACGAACTCTGCAAACAACAAGATCACCATCATTCAGAACGACGACGAGTATGTCGAAAAGTTCAGCGGTGGTATCTCAAGTGTAGGTCCGTTCGTTGCTAAATATCCTGGTTCTATCGGAAGCTCTCTCCGCGTTTCAACTTGCCCAACAGCTAACGCATTTGAGAAAACGCTGACTGGCACTCTTTCGTTTACCAATAACAGCGTAACTGTTACCGGTTCTGGAACGAACTTCACCGCACAATTAACTGTTGGCGACATTCTGCTCTGCGGACCAGACAAGCAACAGATTAAGGTTGCTTCTGTTACCAATACAACTTCTCTGTCGTTGCAGTCTAAGTACATTGGTAACACTTCATCTGGTTTAACAACAACTCGTCGTTGGGAATACTATAACTTCGTTCCTAATGCTCCTGGAACTTCAAGAAACGTTTCTATCAATGGCGGTAGCAACGATGAGATGCACCTCGTTGTTGTTGACAAAGATGGACGTTTCTCAGGTACAGCCAACACGATTCTCGAAGTATTCCCGAATCTTTCTAAGGCTTCTGGAACTACGGATGAAGTTGGTACCAACATTTATCTGAAAGACTACATCAATAACAACTCTCGTTATATCTGGTGGGCAGCCAATCTTGTTGGTTACACGAACGTTGGTCAGCCACACACAAGAGCCATCAACTTTGGCGCTGGTGATCAGGGTGTAGACGACTTCGCGTTCTATCACGGTAAGGACGGAAACGTTCCACGCGCAGCAGACTATATCAATGGATATAATCTGTATAAGGCTGCCGAATCAGTTGATGTTTCGATCGTTCTTGGTGCAGCTGCAGACGCTACTCGTGCAACACATCTGATCAACAATATTGCAGAGTATCGTAAAGATTGTATCGTAGTTCTTTCGCCACGTCAAACCGATGTTGTAAACAACTCAGGATATGCCGGCGCTGAAGTAGACGACATCGTAGCGTTCCGCGAGACGTTGCCTTCTTCTTCTTATGCTACAATGGACTCGGGCTGGAAGTATCAGTACGATAAGTACAACGATCTGTATCGTTTCATTCCTGCAAACGGTGATACAGCTGGTACGATGGTTCGCACCGATCTTGAGCGCGATCCATGGTATTCGCCAGCTGGATACAACCGCGGTCAGATTAAGAACGTAATCCGTATGGCTTACAATCCAAACAAGACGGATCGCGATCAGCTCTACAAGAAGGGTATTAATCCAATCGTAACATTCCCAGGTGAGGGAACTGTACTGTTTGGCGATAAGACTCTGCTTGCCAAGCCATCTGCTTTTGATCGCATCAATGTTCGTCGTCTGTTCATTGTTCTTGAGAAGGCAATCGCTACAGCAGCCAAGTACACTCTGTTCGAGTTCAACGATGCGTTTACTCGTGCTCAGTTCAAGGCTCTCGTAGAACCATTCCTGCGTGACGTTCAGGGTCGTCGTGGTATCACAGACTTCCGCGTTGTTTGCGACGATTCAAACAACACACCAGAAGTCATCGATCGCAACGAGTTCATCGGTGATATCTACATCAAGCCTGCTCGTTCAATCAACTTCATTCAGCTCAACTTCGTGGCTGTTCGCACCGGTGTTGACTTCTCTGAAGTTGTAGGAAAGTTCTAATCGGCGGAATAAATACTAGAAAGGATAGGGAGATAAACTAATGCCCTTTAATGTGTCTACATTCGCCGCTCAAGGACTTCCATACGGTGGAGCCCGCGCATCGCTCTTCGAAGTGTTCATGACACTTCCTGGAGCGATCGCAGAAGCAACGGCGCAAGCTCAATTTAGATTCGTATGTAAAGCATCAACGGTGCCATCAAGCACCGTTGGACAAGTTGAAGTTCCATACTTCGGTCGTAAGATTAAGATGGCTGGTAACAGAACGTTCGAAAACTGGACTGTTACCGTTATGAACGACGAAGACTTCCTCGTACGCAATGCATTCGAGAAGTGGAGCTCTTTCATTAACTCACACGAAAACAATCTTCGCAATCCTGGCGTAAATGCTGAACTCGGATTGGGATCATATCGCACAATTGCTACTGTTCGCCACTATGCTAAAACAAGCATTCTTGGTGGAGGCGGCACTGTAGGCGACGCTGCAATCCCAACCCGTCAATATTCGTTTGTTAATATTTTCCCAATCAACGTATCAACGATTGATCTTAACTGGGAAACAACCGACGCAATCGAAGAGTTTACGGTAGAATTCGCATACGATTACTGGACTGTTGATGCCGACATCAACAATAAGGTGATCATCACTTAATTGATCGCCTCTTTGTTATACTTTAATTTGAAGGAATATAAATGGCGATCGAATTATTTGGCTTCCGTATTGGAAGAACGTCGGACGAGGATGAAAAGCGCGCAGTCGCAGTTCCCT